CTTGGTTCATACAATACAACACAAGTAGTTCCTTGTAATTCATGACCTACAACTATCTCTTCTCCATTACGTGTCAGATCTCCAACTCTTGGCTGATTTGGAGCAGGGCATTCAACTTCTTTTTGTGGTGGAGGAATATTATCTAAATTAGGTTGAGGAGTTTCTAATTCTGGAGCTGGAGTTACTGTGGGTGCAGCTACATCTTCTACAAAAACTAAATCTTCAGGAACATAATCCATAGGAAAAAAATATGGCACAGTCCCATCACATAAAGTTCTATTACCTCTATCATCTTCAGTTACTAATTTTATTGATTTCTCATTAGCAGGATTAAATACAACACAACCTGGCACTTGGATTATGGGATTACCAATAGTTAAAGTTACAGGAGGACTAAAAGGTATAGATTGTATAGGCGTATGAATATAACTATTAATAGGAATTATCTCTAATTTATTTATATTTATTTGATTTATTTCAGACAATTTTAGAATGGTTTCATAGGTGCAGCACCTTTAGGAATTACATCACCAGTCATATCAGGTATCGGTAATGAATCTCCTAAAGTATCACCTAAGCTTCCTGTAACCGTTTCTAACGCCTTCTCTTTTATATTATTGATGATTGCATCTTTATTTAAATAAATGCCTAATCCAGCTCCTACAACGGTCAAAGAAACTATACCCGAAGCAACAGCTATTGCATTAAAAATTTTCTGCATTTTTTAAAAAAATCTCTTATTTTTATTTTACTCTAAAATTAAAAACTAACCAGTCTAATCAGCAGGATCAGGGGTATTTCCTTCTGCTACCCACTTTTTGTATTCTTGATACATTACATTATCATCTGCAAATGGTATACACCAACCATCACTTCTAATAACTGAAACTTCTTTTCCAATTTTTGGATCAATAGCAACTTTTTTGTAAGTAAAACTCATAATTCTGCACTCCCTTCTAAATAACTGTCTGTTGCTTGGCCAGTAGCTAAAGAAATAGAATTTCCACTACTATAACTACCACCTGAAAATTCAACTCTACCTCTATCTGGTTCCGCACTACTGGCTAAAACACTTGAAACTGTATTTGCAGAAGTAGCAGAAGTTTCATCATCAGCCAATAAATTACTTGCTGCACATGAAGGTATGGCTCTCATAGGAACTGGAAAGTCTACAGCTACTCTAGCGTTTGATCCAGTTTCTTTTCCAGAACCTAAATAAACTCCACCGCCATTAGAAGCTCCTTGATATGGAATCCTGAAATAATATCTTTGACACCTTCGCAATTCATCTGCAAATAATCTATGTTCAAAATCTGTTGCCACGCTGCCTACTTCTAATTGAATACCTGTAATAAAAAAGTCATTTGAAGTACTGTCAAAAACATTTACCTGTCCTGTAGCTCTAGCATCAGAATCAAATGTTGCCCAAGTTGAGGTAGGAGTATTTGTGGCATAAGTTGATCCAGCCATTAACCAAAAGAAAATTCTTAAACTTGATCCATTGTCATTACCAAAAGCACCTGTTGTATCGGCAGGAAAAGTTAAAGATACTTTTTGCCATGTATCTGCTGAACTGACTGTATAACTTTTACAAACGTGTCTATTATTATCGTTGTCATATAACTCAATCCAATGAGTACCTGTTTTTGGCGATTTTACATGGAAGGAGAGTGTGTATTGTTTCGCCTGTGCTGTTCCTTTACAAAAAACCTGTAAATCTTGGCCTTCCATTCTATGCTCTATAGCAACAAAATGCCCTGCAGCTACAGTACCGCTTGCTGTTGTACAGTCATATTTTAAACTATACGAAAATCCATACCCTGCTGGAACATCTGTACTTTGTGAAGCAGTGTATCTCATATTTCCAGTTCCATGTTGTGAGTATCTATCAGGAGCAAAATAACCTTCACTACCTCCAATATCTGCTGCTGAACTTGTTCTTTGGAAAACTTGAAATTCCCCATTACTATTTAATCTTCTATTACCTATTTGACCTCCATTAACAGAACTGACATTCGCAGTACACGTTCCATCATTAGCTACCGTTATCGCATCCGATGATGCTGATACTCCTCTTATTCCTCCGACTTTTAATGTACTCATAATTAACTAGGCTCCTCGGGCCAAGAGATATTAGACAATTTCATATCACTTGGTGTTTGATTTGCAGGCAAATCTCTTAATGCTTGCCTGTATGTTTTTTGTGCATCTGTAGTTATTCTATCTGACATAGCCATCCAGTCAGATTTAGAAAGTAATTCATTTCTCTTTTTTCTTAATTCTTCCATTGGATATCCATTGTCAATTTCAGTGGCTTTAGCATCTAAAGCAGATTGAGAAGGTGGTGTAATTCCATCTCCAAACTGCCTAAATGTAACTGAACCATCTTTATTTAAATCACAGATGATTGAATAATTTTGACCTGCTAATAATGCTTGTGCAGCTTCTGTATATGCTCTATGTTTATTGTTCATTAGTCTGAATACTCCGTAAGTATAAGTTTACTTAAACCATTACCAAATCTTACATCAGAAGAAGATATAGCACCATTATGATGAAATGTTCCTTCTCCAACAGTTTCTAATCTCACCGTTATAGTACTCCCTGCACTCCAAGTTCCATCAATTAAAAAACTAAAACTAATATTCATCCCATGTTGTATATCATCTCCTCTAAAATCACTACCAAAATTATTTGAAATTGTTCCATTAGGATTATGTCCAAAATTTGTGTAACTTCCACTTCCAACCTTATATGCAATTCTAAAGTTTCTATCAGCATTACTAGCTGACATATGCCCTGCAATATTTAATGTAACTAAAAGATTAGTGTTAGCCCCAATAACAACAAATGCGTCTTCTGACATTGTCTGATAAGTTGTTGAAGCAGCAGCAAAATTAGAAATAGAACCAGAATTTATTAAACTCTGCTGTACTTTTAAAACTTTTCCTTTCGGTGCAAAACTGAGATTACCACTAGCATCAGTAACTAAAGCTTGATTTGCAGTACCATCATTTTGCGGAAGAATAAATTGTTTATTTGCATTACTGCCAGTGGTAGCTGGAGCTTTTAGCTCTACAGTACCTCCTCCAGAATCAGCTGTTAATTTAATAGAACTCATGGTTTTGGATTAGCGTCCTTTACTTCTTTTATGTGGGTTGCCCATGTACCCGTTGTATCTAGTTTACCTGCAACAATATCCTTGTATAACATATCTAGCTGGTCACCGAAAGAACCATAAATTTTAGAACCATCAGTTGTTCTATCAGTCTTATATTTTATGGCAGCAGCTTCTGCATCTAAAGTAACTCTTGCAGCGTCAATATCACTTTGAACTAAAGTAATCTTTGTTCCGTCAGCTTTAAAAGCACCTAAATCATCTAAAATATCAGTTGCTTCTGGATACGCTTTGCGTATTGCTTTATGATCTAATGTCATTATGCTGCGACCTCCATGCAACGAATTATTGAACCTGTTCTACAACCAGATGAACTGTTTGGGTCATTTTCTGACCGATTGATATAAAGTGTTCTGTTACCACCAGAACCATGAGTAATTTGTAAATGATATTCATGTGTTCCTGCACCTGGACTGTCTGTAAAAGTAAAAGGAATTGATGTCATATTTTCATCATCATGATTAAAACCTGCACTTGAAGAACGTCTTTTATTTCCACTAGCAACACCAACACTCGCTGTAATATCACTACTATCTCTTCTTAAAGTAATTCCAATCCAGTTTGTACCTACATCTAAAGAACAAGTTAAAAAACCCTCAATAATAACTCTGTTACTGCCAGTTGTTGTTATGCTTTGTCTCAAAAAACTTGGGTTTAAGTCTGCACCTGCATTAATAGTATGTGATGAAGCATCAAGTCTTGTAGTTTCTAATACTTGAAGAATAGCTCCTGCACCTCTTTTGGGAGCCGTTACTGCACTTGCAGCAATCATATCAGTATCAACTATTCCGTCTGGTAAACCTCCTACCGAGATCCCTGTTACTGTTCCTGATCCGTTAATTGCAATAGGCATAATTTAAACCACCGTATAGACTGAACCGCTAGGTATCGTGAGGGTCACGCCTGCGTTAATTGTAATAGGTCCAAAGCTACCAGCATTACAGGTGGCTCCGAATGTAGTTCCGATTGTGTAGTCAGTCGTTATCGTTGTCCCATTTTCTATTATCACCTTGTCAGACCCACCACCAGTTGCTCCAGTTGGTGCATCAACATACGAGAGCACACCAGCACCATTTGTGGATAAGAGCTGTCCTGAACTCCCTGTGCTGGTAGGAAACTGAGCAACTTTTGTTCCATTAGCAACAATACCAATCTGTCCAGAACTTACTCTAAATAAGCCAGTGTCGGTGTCCGACGAGAACGTGATACTTGGAACTGAAACTGTACCATCAGGGAATGTACCACCTGCATTTAAATAATCTGCACTTGCAAGTATTACTCCAAAAAAAACTTCACCTGAAGCTGGAGCAGAACTAAAAACTATATTTGTTCCTGATAATTGAAATCCTGTGGATCCTGAAGAATCAGGTTCTTGAATTACACCACCAACAGATATTAATAATTGAGTTTCATATTTTGGAAATGGTGTAGGTGCAATTCCACCTACTAAAAGAGAAAATGATGTTGTACTTCCATTAAACGAACTTGAAATATCATCAATAGTTTTGTAATCAGTATTTGACCTTAAATTATTACCTAAATACGGCATGATTACTAAAATCTTTTATATGCTTCTTCTATTTTACAGAGACTAATTTTTAAGAATTAGGACCTTTTGTTGATGGTTGTGTTGGCCATACAACATCATCAGGAGTTTTATCTTTATAAGTTTGAGGAATATCTCTAATAACTTGTCTGTATGCAGCCCACTGAGCTTGATCTACAGTGGCTCCAGTTGTCATTGTCCAATCAGTATCTGTTAATATTCCATTTCTTTTTGCTCTGATATCATCCCAAGTTAATCCATCAGCAGCTTCGGCTGTGTTTCCCTCTGCTACCCACTTAAGGTACTCTTGGTAGTCGGTGTTTGCTTCATTAATAGGAATAAATCTATCATCTGCCGTTCTAATATTATTTAAATTTCCAGTTATAGGATGATTTACTAATTTATAAATAGGATTGCTTGGAAATGCCATAATTAAAGTTCTGCTGAGAATTTATAAGTTGTTGTGTTACTAGTTTGATCATTACGACCTAAAGTAGCTGGTCTAAAATTTCCTAAATCACTATCTAAATTTAAATATATACTAGCCCCATCTACATTTTCATCAGCAGCATTAAGACTAGCTATGTCAGCACCACTATTACCATCATGTACATTTTGACCATCCCCAGCATTAGCAATAGTTAGTGTTGGTGCTGCTCTCATTCTTGTTTGAAATTGTAATCCTATAGAATAGGCTTTGCTTACATTGTCAGGAATCACACCAGTGCAAGCAGGATTTACATATTTTTGAAAATACCTCTGACATAAAGTAAGCTCTTCACCAAGTGATCTATGCTCAAAATCTGTTACCACACTACCTACTTCTAATTGAACTCCTGTTATTAACCATTCATTTGATGTATTACCACCCACATTCACTCCATGTTGTGGAGCAAATTTTGAGTTTGAATAAGTTTCCCAAGCTGTACTTACTGAACCACTTGTGAAAGTAGAACCCATTGTTAAACCAAAGTTAATCTGAAATCCCTCACCATTATCATCATTAATTACACCTGAAGTATCTGCTGGAATAGAAATAGTTTTTCTTTCCCAAGTGTCAGCAGAGCTTATAGTATAAGATCGACCATATATTTTATTTGAATTATCTACTTGTATACAACTTAAACCATAAGTACCAGTTAAATTTGACCTGACATAAAAACTAAGAACTAATGGCTTTGCTCCTGATGTGCCATATCCTAATTGTTGTAAATCTTGTGCTTCAATCGAATAAGACAAAAGCACAAATTCATTAGAAGCAGTTGAAGTATCGGCAGCCGTACAATCCACTTTAAGACTTTTTGAAAAGCCATTAGGAGAGGTAGTAGATTGTGTCATAGAAAAATTAGCAGAAGTGCTTTCTCTTTTAAACTTAAATCTATCTACAGCAAAAGTATTATTTACACCAGCATTACTGTCACTATGATCGTTTACTTGCATAGCTCCGTTAATTATTAAATTTTTTCTTTCACCAAGCTTGTCGGTAGTTGCTGTATTTAGTCTTTCTAATCCAACTTGAGATAGAGCCATTTGTTATACCTCCTTAAGTTTGTTCTAGATAACTTACAGTCACATCTAAGGCACTTGCTGTACCAGACCTCACTCTCAAAATATCATTAGCTTCCATAATTACTTTTGATCCACTTATAAGTTCTAAAGAACTTCCTGCTGGAACTGGAGCATTTCTTATAAGGTGAACATCATCACCAGCCGTTACAAGAAAAACATCAACTTGAGCACTAGCTCCTGTTGTATTTGAAACAAGGACACTGAGAAGAACAATTGTTGCACTTCCTCCACATGTTACGACATTCGTATTAGTGCTACTAACAGCATCTGTTACGACGTTTGTTTTTGTGTCACTTTTGAAGGTATTTGCCATATCAGCCTAGAGCTATTATTAATGCAAGTTGGTCAGTAGAATCAAATGCTCCAGTTACAGTCAACGCACCTGTTACGGTTAAGTTTCCTGGTATTGAGACTGATCCATTAGAATCTATTGTAAGACGGCTAACTCCTCCAGTTACTAAAGAAATGCTATCTGCTGAAGGACTTATTAGACCTGTATTAGCATCTCCTTGAAATTTAAGACTACAATTAGTAACAGATCCTAATGCTAAAGCAGAATTAGATCCATCTTGTCTTAGTAATGGAAATCCTCCATTAGTTATTGCATCATGTATTACAACAGTTTTTATTGAGGTATCTACTGTGACTTCGCCATCAGCACCTTTAAATCCTGAGTGCTCTGCTGTTGTTCCTCTTCTAAATTGAACTTGAGTTGCCATAATACTATCCTAAAGCCACTGCTATTGCGGTAGCAAAACTTTCTGTACTTATTGTCCCATCAGTATTTGGAACAGTCATAGTTCGAGTTGTACTACCCGAAATTCCTGAACATTCAAATGCTAATTTTTTAGAAGCATCTGAATTATCTTTGACTCTAAATACATTGTCAGAAAATTCATTAACAGCACCTGCTGTCACTTGATTATCTACATAAGCTGTTGTCGCTATTTTCGTCGAGTTATCACTTGCAGATTGAGTAGTTGCTGTTATACCGTTAGCTAATGCTCCAGAAACTGTATTATTTCCTAAAACAATAGTCTTATTTGTAAGAGTTTGAGATCCAGTAAGAGTTGCGACTGTTGCATCTATAGCTAAACTTACAGCTCCTGTAGTTCCTCCACCTGATAATCCAGTACCTGCAGTAACAGCTGTAATATCACCTTGTGGCACACCAGCTATTTCAGTATCTACATAAGCTTTAATTGACTGTTGAGTAGCAAGATGACTAGCTGAATCACTAGACATATTGTCTTCATCTTTTATTGAAGTTCCTGATATAGTCCCGTTTAATACAGGGCTTGTTAATGTTTTATTTGTCAGAGTTGCAGAACCAGTCTTAGTTACAACTGTTGAATCAATAGCGAAAGTAGCTGTAGTTCCCGTAGCACTAGTATCAATTCCAGTTCCACCAGTAAGAATTAAAGCTTCTGAATTTAAATCAACATCAATATTTCCTGAATCAGTTTGTACATCTAAATCTTCAGCAGTAATCTGAGCATTTACATAAGCTTGTGTTGCTATAGTTCCATCTGCATCAGGAAATGTTAATGTGCGTGTTTGACCACCTGTAATAGATGCTGAACTAAAAGCTCCAATTTTTGTATTATCTGAATTATTTCTAATTCTAAATCCGCTGTCATTTGTAACGACTGCAGTAGAAGTTATTGATGCCAACCCAGTAAATGTTGTCGCACTTCCTCCAAGAGCAATTCCAGTGCTACCAATCGTAACTGTGCTATTAGCAAGATTACTGTTAGCAATTGAAGATGCAGTGGTAAGAACGGTTCCTGTTTCAGCTGGCAGAGTTATGGTCACATCAGCAGTTGATGCAGGTCCTTTTAATGTTGCAGAATTCGTTCCATTATCTGTATCTTCTTTAAAAATTATGCTACCTGCAGAACTAGAAGATCCTGTAAGAACTGGAGCAGTGAGACTCTTATTTGTTAAAGTTTCTGTTCCTGTTGTAGAAACTAATGTGGCATTGGTAACTGCAGTGTTAAATTGAGCAAGAGTTCCTGATATTGTGTTCGATCCAAGAGCTAAAGTTTTATTTGTTAAAGTTACTGAATTAGTTAAAGTTACTGGATAGACAATATCACTTGTTAAAGCAACAGTTCCTGTAGCATCTGGGAAGGTAATTGTCCTGTCATCAGTAGGGTTAGTAACAGTTAAAGATGTTTCAAAATTATTAGCTTGTGAACCCTCAAATATTATGCTTCCACCAAATAATTCTATAGAGTTAGCTGCATCTTCTACTCCTGCTACTAACTTATTAGATGCAAACTCCGACATTCCTATAACAGTATTTATTGTCGCACCCAAGGACATACTTGTAGAGCCGAGAGTAATAGTTGAGTTTGCTAACTGAGCATTTGGTATTGCACTGGTTGTAAATTCTCCTGTTCCAGTGTTAAAAACTAATCCAGATCCTGAAGCTACACTTAATGAACCTCTAACATTAGCATCTGAGGTTCCTGTAAAAGTCAGTACTCCAGTTGAGTTGTTATATGCAAGGCTTCCGAATCCTCCTGTATCAGTTACTGAAACAGAACTTCTAGCTCTTGTAGTTGTAAAATATTGATTTGAACCCTCACTTAAATCTGAAGTACTATTTCCAGCAAAATCTAATTTATCAGAAGAAGAATTCAACTCCTGAAAAAGACCAGAAACAAGTACTAACGCCTTCCTAGTTGCCATTTAATATCTCGATCAAGCTCTTAACCAAAAGAACTTATTTGTATTTATTTTACGATGACCAAACTGTCAGCTTAAAA